CAATCTCGTTGTTATCTGGGTTAAATGGTTTGTTGGGTAGTGACCACGGACGATACAGATTTTCGTAAAACAACAATGCAATTTTTTTTCTTGAATCCCCAGCTAGTTCTTTTACCTTTGCACCTAATGGCGGTTTTAATCCTCTGTAAATTTCTGCGTTTGGAAAAAACTCTGTGCCCCTTTTAAGACCAACGTTGAATTCCCACCAGCAATGTGGATCCCACACAAAGTAGTCAGTATTTTTCATGTGCAACGGACTGGTATACAGTAAGTTGTTTTTGTCCTTCCTGTAAAAACTTTTGTCAACATGCAATGGAAAATTGTCACTTAGAAATTTGTGATTATACACAAAATTGGTGATGTTTTTTAGTTCGTCGGTGGCATATGTTTCCATCAGTTTGGCATTGAACTCTAGCACTGGTTGGTAGTACTGGTAGACTTTAACTGGATCTGCAGCCGCTAATCTTTTGACCTGTTGCCAGGCCATGTCCCAACGCTGGTTACCGTGATGATCGTCGTAGCTTTCGTCAATGAACTCGCCATGGAATGTTTGAAACCCAAGACTTCTTAGATATTTCAGAGTTCCCGGAGCATTAAACATGACAAACACACGCATAGCTGCCAAGCATTTGGCTGTTGTCTCAGTGAGAAAATTTACATCACACCATGCTGGATTTTTTTCGCTTATTATGCTGTACCAAGAATTGTCATAAATGGTCCAAGGTATCAATGCTGACGCTGGCATACGTCCCAGCTTCATGTCAGGTATTCTACGATTTGAATACCTATCTTCGAGTGTGACTGCTTTTTGTTTAAATTGTTGTATGCGACTTTCTTCTAATGCAAACACCTCAGGAGTTTCGTAATTGTCAATCTCTCCATATTTTTCAACTAACTCGGGCAACAGTGATTTGACTGTATCTTGCGTGACTTTATTAACTGCAGAATCAACAAATGTTTGTAGGCTAATCAATGATTGATTGTAAAAATCACTGTCTCGAATATGGTAATAGGTCCAAAGACGCGGTACTTTTAAAGATCCCAGCAAAGCATCAAACAAATAGGGTTTGTTAACTGGCGTTGTTTTGGTAATATCAGGCTGATCATTACCTGCAGAGACAATGCTGAAAAAACTATGTTGAACATAGCAGATATCAGGATCAGGATTAGCATCTCCCAGATGCCCACCAATCATGTATATGATACGATTGGATTGTAATTGAGTTTCTACTTCTTTACGATATAATGCCCAATCCATGCGTACCGGTTCAGTAGTGTAGACTATTACCAAGTCGTAATCACACAACAATAAATCACGATCAAGCATGTTGGTATGCCAACTTTCTGTAGTTGACAGCCAAATGCTTTCATGCCGAATGAGTGCAATTTTTTTTCTACTGTCGTACATATCCAAGGCAGGAGGATACTGAGTGCAGTGTATTTCAGACTGATCAAACAACGGAACCCCTAATCGTTCAGATAACCGGTACTCGATCCACTCAGTCTCCTCAGTATTGCCGCCAGGGTACCAAATAACATATTTGTTCATAGCGATACTTATCAGTTAACAAACTTTGCCTTTTACTATTGCGATGCTAAATAAAAACGTATACAATACAACTTGTATGCACAGGCAACTACACATCTAAGTTTTTAGATAGGCATATAACATAGGCAACTTAACAAGGAGAAACACTATGGCATCATTATCAGAAATCAGAGCACGACTACAGGCAGCAGAAGGCAACAAAGGCGGACAAGGTTCGCAAGGTGGTGGAGACAAATCGATCTATCCACACTGGAATATGGAAGAAGGCCAATCGGCTACATTACGCTTCCTCCCTGATAGTAACACAAAAAACACATTCTTCTGGCAAGAACGAGCAATGATTCGTTTGCCTTTCAACGGCATCAAGGGAGAAATGGATTCTAAACAGGTTATGGTACAAGTACCCTGTGTTGAGATGTGGGGCGACGCTTGCCCAATCTTGGCAGAAGTACGCACCTGGTTCAAGGACAAGAGCCTTGAAGACATGGGTCGTAAGTACTGGAAAAAACGCAGTTACATTTTCCAAGGCTTTGTTCGTGAGAACCCAATTGGTGACGACAAGACCCCGGACAATCCTATTCGCCGATTCATCATTGGCCCTCAATTGTTCACACTTATCAAAGGTGCATTGATGGATCCTGAACTGGAAGAATTGCCAACAGACGCACTGCGTGGCCTGGATTTCCGTATCACAAAAACACAAAAAGGCGGATACGCCGACTACAACACTAGTAAGTGGGCACGTAAGGAATCTGCGCTGACAGAAACTGAGCAAGCCGCAATCGAAGCACATGGCTTGTTTGACTTGAGCACATTCTTGCCCAAGCGCCCAACAGACGTGGAGTTGAAGGTGATCAAAGAGATGTTCGAAGCATCCGTAGATGGCCAGCCGTACGACACAGATCGTTGGGGACAATACTTCCGTCCAGCAGGTGTTAACGCACCAGCAGGTGCCAACAGTGGCGTCACTGAAGACGATATTGTGGCTGCAAGTGCCCCAGTAGCAAAGGCTGCTCCAACACCTGTTCCAGTAGCAAGTGCATCACCATTTGATGACGAGGAAGAAGCACCGGTTGCTACAGCGCCAGTTGCCAAACCAGCGGCCACAGGTCAAAATGCACAAGACATCTTGGCAATGATTCGTGCAAGACAGCAAAAGTAATCAATGAATAACACAAACACCGTTTGGTGTTTGTGTTTTATCTATTATAAAATTAATATGAAATTTTCTTTGGTATTTGAGAATACTGGTGATAGCATACCTTTTGAAGTAGTGTACAACCATGAATTGCTTGAATTTTTTGTAGAAAAATCGATTAGCAGTAATCAAAATAAATTTTCTGACAATCAAACAATAGCAAAAAATGTCAGCAAAAGTTTAACAGATCTTCACTGGGCGTTATCAAATACCAACGATCTTCTTTATGATCTTGTTGGGATCAGCTTTCCACAATCAGACAATCTAGAAACATACCTAGATCAACATCTTCTTAACCGGATACACGCCGAATGGGTATTTTCACAAAATTGTAAAGTACAAGTCCATCAATTAAGATTTAGTCAAAATTCTAACTCTGCAAGATTAGGCAATCAATTGCATGATCAATTTCCAGATGAAATAGTAGAAACACGATTAGCAGTGGCTATGCAACATCTTGGAAAGATTTTTCCATACGAAGATGTAAATATGGCTGTTCATAGACTGGAATCAATTTTTACTAAACCCATTGAGTTTAACGCCTCTAGCAAGTGGGAAGTATTTGATAATCCATTCCATAAAACATCTATGATTTCTAATCAAGATCGGATGAATTTTACCTTTGGATACACCTATGTAGGGCGACAACTTTATAACAAGTTTGAATATTTTGATATGAATCTTGATTGCAAAGATCATTACAATTATGAAACTTTAGAATATTCGTTTAATCTTAATCTACATCAACCCGAGACTATGGCATTTAGTCCAGAATTCCTGGCGTGGTGTAACCAACATAATCGACAACCGATGGCCAATCAGATTCCTGTTGCTAACATGATTGATCTAGATAAACACTTGACTGAGTATCGTAAAATACTTTATAATAACTCACAAGCAAACAATTTTGCCAGCATTATTTTACATTGAAAGAAACTATTATGGGAAAACCATTTGACGTAAGCAAGTTCCGCAAGGAAATTACAAAAAGCATTGACGGCCTAAGTATTGGCTTCAATGATCCTACAGATTGGATTAGTACAGGCAACTATGCCCTGAACTATTTGATCTCTGGCGACTTCAACCGCGGCATTCCGCTGGGCAAAGTCACTGTGTTTGCCGGAGACTCAGGTGCTGGCAAAAGTTATATCTGTTCAGGCAACATTGTTAAACACGCACAAGAGCAAGGCATCTTTGTGGTGTTGATCGACAGTGAGAACGCACTGGATGAAGACTGGCTCAAAGCACTTGGAGTTGACACCGGCCCAGACAAACTTCTTAAACTGAGCATGGCCATGATTGACGATGTTGCTAAAACAATTTCCACATTCATGAGTGACTACAAAGCCCTGCCCGATGGCGACCGCCCTAAAGTTATGTTTGTGATTGACTCCTTGGGTATGTTATTAACACCTACAGACGTTAACCAATTTGACGCAGGTGAAATGAAAGGTGACTTGGGTCGTAAACCCAAAGCACTCACAGCACTTGTTCGTAACTGTGTCAACATGTT